GGAGAATTTTGTAAATGAAGTTCAATACACTGAGGCCAAATTCTTTTATGGGTTCCAAATTGCTATGGAGAACATTCACAGTGAAACCTATTCATTGTTGATTGACACCTATATTAAAGATGTTGAGGAACAAAATTATTTGTTTAATGCAATTGAGACAATTCCTGCAATTAAGAAAAAGGCGTCGTGGGCACTTAAGTGGATCGAGTCTGATTCTTTTGCTGAAAGATTAATTGCATTCGCGGCGGTTGAGGGTATCTTCTTTTCAGGATCATTCTGTTCTATTTTCTGGCTCAAAAAACGTGGTTTAATGCCGGGACTTACATTCTCTAATGAATTAATTTCAAGAGATGAGGGGTTACATTGTGATTTTGCTTGTCACTTGTACAATGAGCACATTGAGAAAAAGTTATCACACAAACGAATTAAGGAGATCATCGTCTCCGCATTAGAGATTGAAAAGGAGTTTATTTTAGAGGCTCTACCTGTTAGATTAATTGGTATGAATGCCGACCTAATGTCTCAGTATTTGGAGTTTGTTGCTGACAGACTTTTAGATTCATTAGGGGTACCAAAACATTTTAATTCAGAAAACCCTTTTGATTTTATGCAAAACATCGCACTACAGGGTAAGACTAACTTCTTTGAGAAGAGAGTGGCTGAGTACCAAAAAGCGGGTGTGAATAAAGATGCCGAAGAGGATTTAGATTCCGCTTTTGGTGATATGGATTTTTAAAAATTTGAAATAAGATGAAGGTAAAAAAGAGAGACGGGTCCTTAGAGGAAATGAGATATGATAAGATCACAAGAAGAATTTCTGCCTTGTGTTCTGACTTAAATTTAGATTATGTGGATCCCACATATATTACCCTTAAGGTTACACAGGGAATATACGATGGAATATCAACCACTGAGTTAGATGTATTGGCGGCGGAAACTGCGGCGTCGATGACAACAACACATCCTGATTACGCAAGGTTATCGGGACGTATCGCAGTGACTAACCTACATAAAACAACCCCAAAAAAATTCTCACAGTCTATAAAGGAACTCTACTCATTTATTGAGCCAAGAACTGGTGTCGAATCTTCATTGATTTCTGACGAGTTATATGAATTCGTCATGAAAAATAGGTCTATAGTCGATGGTGCCATTGTACAAGAGAGAGACTTTGATTTTGACTATTTTGGGTTTAAAACCTTGGAAAGATCTTATCTTTTAAAAATAAGTGACCGAATAGTGGAAAGACCACAATACATGTACATGAGGGTTGCTCTCGGTATTTGTAATGGTGATTTGGAAATGGGTCTTAAAATATATGACGACCTATCACAACATTTCTATACACATGCAACCCCAACCCTTTTTAATGCGGGGACTAGAAGACCACAAATGTCTTCATGTTTTCTAATTGGTAACAAGGGTGATGATATTAATGGATTATTTGATACAATAAAAGACGTGGCAAATATTTCCAAGTGGGCAGGTGGTATCGGTCTTCACGTACATGATGTGAGAGCCAAGGGTTCTTATATTAAGGGAACGGGTGGAGAATCCGACGGATTAATCCCAATGATGAAAACTTATAACGAGGTTGCTCGTTGGATTAATCAGGGTGGTAAAAGAAAGGGATCGTTCGCGGTTTATTTGGAACCATGGCACTCAGACATCTTTGAATTTATTGATCTGAGAAAAAACCATGGTAAGGAGGAGATGAGAGCAAGGGATCTATTCCTCGCTATGTGGACTCCCGATTTATTTATGGAACGTGTTGAACAAGATGGGGATTGGACTCTGTTCTCACCCAATGAAGCACCTGGATTGTCTGATGTCTACGACTCACCCGACAGTAAAAACTTTACAGAATTGTATACACAATATGAAAGTGAAGGTAGAGGACGTAGAGTTATCAAGGCGAGAAAATTAATGGATGCCATTTTGACAGCACAGATTGAGACAGGAACGCCTTATATGTTGTATAAGGATGCTGCAAACTATAAGTCAAATCAACAAAATTTAGGTACCATCAAGTCATCTAATTTGTGTACCGAGATTATTGAATACAGTTCACCAACGGAACAGGCAGTATGTAATCTTGCATCTATTGCTTTACCTAAGTATATTATAGACGGTGAGTTTAGTCATGAACTTTTGTATGAGTATGTCTATCAAGTTGTTAGAAACTTAAACAACGTTATTGACCTAAACTTTTACCCTACCGAGGAAACAAAAAGATCTAACTTTAGACACAGACCTGTTGGTTTAGGTGTACAAGGTTTGGCAGATGTTTTCTGTATGTTGAGATTACCTTTTGAAAGCGAGGAGGCGGATAAATTACAAACAGATATTTTTGAGACAATCTATTTTGCGGCTATGACCTCATCAAAGGATTTATCAAAAGAAGTTGGACCGTATGAATCTATTTCAGGATCTCCTGTTGAAAAGGGGGTCTTCCAATACCAAATGTGGGGACTTAAAGATAAAGACCTATCTGGTAGATGGGATTGGACATCACTCAGAAAAGAAGTGGTTAAATTTGGTGTAAGAAATTCACTATTGTTCGCTCCGATGCCAACCGCATCCACCGCACAGATATTAGGTAATAATGAGGCGTTTGAACCATTTACAACAAATCTTTATTCTCGTAGAACTTTAGGTGGTGAGTTTATTGTTATAAATAAACATCTAGTAAAAGAGTTAATGAGTAGTGGATTCTGGAATGATGAGATTAAGGATAAACTCATAATGGAAAATGGGTCGGTTCAAAACATTCCTGAAATACCAACAGAAATTAAAGAAATTTATAAAACTGTTTGGGAAATGTCTCAGAAACGATTGCTAAACATGGCGGCTAATAGATCGGTATTTATTGATCAATCACAATCATTAAATCTTTTTATTAGTAATGCCACTAAAGCGAAGTTATTGGCCGCTCATTTACATGGATGGAAATTGGGTCTTAAAACGGGTATGTATTATTTAAGAACAAGATCTGCGGTTGACCCACTTAAAGGGTTGGGTATTAGTACTACTAAAACACAACCTCTCCCCGAACAAACTGTAAATGAAACTATAGAACATAAAGAAAATCCAACACCTACGTCAAATTCTTTGTTAAGTGACAACACGGTGTTAGAAATGGTATCACAACCAACCATAAGACCTGATGACTCTCCGTTTGATTGTGAAGGTTGTGGTTCTTAATTGATTTTTTAATCTCGTTTTTTTAACCCCTCGATATCGAGGGGTTTTTTATTTACACTCATTTTACTATTGAATATATTTATTAGTATGGCAGTAACCTATGGAATTGATTTCCCCTTTAGGGAAAGTGTAACAGGAGATTATTTTAAAATGACGACCTCACCTGAAAAAGAGGTTCGTGCTAACCTTATACACCTTATTTTAACTAAAAAAGGTAGTAGATTTTATTTACCTGATTTTGGTACGAGAATTTACGAATATATTTTCGATCAAAATGATATGGTTACATTTAATTTAATTGAGGAAGAAATCAGAGAGGGTTGTAGAAAATATTTACCTAATCTAGATATTAATTCTATAAAAGTAATTTCTGCGGAAGAAGACCCCACATCACATTCTAAAGTAGATGAAGATGATGATGAGAGACTATTCAGATTAGCGGACGAATCTACTAAACCGTATACTGCGAAAGTGAAGATAGATTACACTGTTAATGATGGTGCCTTTTCCTCTTCAGATTTCGTTATAATTAACATATAAGATGAGTAAAAAAATATCATACGCAAAAAGAGACTTTGCGGGTCTTAGACAGGAATTAGTTAATTTAACTAAGGATTATTATCCCGATTTAGTTAAAAACACTAATGATGCCTCAATATATTCTGTTTTATTAGATATAAACGCAGCGATTGGTGATAATTTACATTATCACATAGATAGAGTTTGGCAAGAGACTATGTTGGATTTTGCTCAACAAAGAAGATCACTTTTTCATATTGCTAAGACGTATGGTATCAGAATACCTGGAAATAGACCATCTGTTGCTCTTTGTGATTTTACCATTAATGTACCTGTAAGGGGTGACAAGGAAGATGAAAGATATTTAGGTGTTCTAAAAGCGGGGGCTCAAGTTTCGGGTGGAGGACAAACATTTGA